GCTAAACAAGCAGAACTACAAGCAGACTATGATGCTAAACAATACAAAAGAGATAGAGCAAAAGAATATCCATCAATCGTGGATCAACTTGATGACTTATATCACAATGGAATAGATGGTTGGAAAGAAACAATTAAAGCTGTAAAAGACAAATATCCAAAACAGTAACAAGCACCCAAAACCCTCTAGATATTTAACTTTATCTTAGAGTCAAAACGGTTTATAAAGGCATATTATGCTACAAAAACTTAATTTCAAAGTTTAAGTTTTTAGTATAGTCGAATTTTAAATCTTTTTACGTTATAATGAACGCATAGGAGTTTACTTTGGCATTAGGAATTACAGCAATTGCACAATCCCCCATTTCCGCTTTAGGCGGCCAGGATATTGATGTTACTGTTACAGGCATTAATTTAACAACAGCAATTGGCACAAGCACAACCCAAGCAAATGCGACAGCCTTTCCGACAACCGTTTCATTAACAACCGCTGCTGGTCAAGCACAAACGGATCCAGATGTTATTCCTTCAGGGTTACAACTCACTTCCACCGTTGGCGATACGGTTATTGGTATTGGAGTTCCTGTTACAGGTATTGATTTAAATACGAACCTTGGAGATGAAACCATTACAGGGGATGCCAATGTAACATCGACAGGTCAAAGCCTAACACCTGTTACAGGTACAGCAACCACCAAAGCAGACGCTAATGTGAGTGTCACAGGAACTCCTTTAATCAATGTGACTCTAGGAGATGAGGTCATACAGGCTAACGCAAATGTATTTCCTACAAGTGTCACTCTTAGTGCAAATGAGGGCAGTGTTACCATTGATTTAAATACGCCTGTGGATGTCACAGGAAGTTCATTAACGGTGAACGAGGGATCGGTTACCATTGATCTTAATACTCCAGTTGATGTCACAGGAAATCAACTCAATACAGTAATTGGAACACCATTTATTACCGCTTGGTCTAGGGTAGATCCAGATGTCAATAACACGTGGACAGAGGTAGATACTGAGGTTTCTATCACATGGACAGAGGTAGATACTGAGGTTTCTAACACATGGTTAGAAGTTGATAAAGCGGCTTAGAGAGGATATAATAAGGCATTATGGCATCAAGTTTTTCAGAATTAGGTCTAGAATTAATGGTCACTGGCGAAAACGCTGGTACATGGGGCGATAAAACAAATACAAATTTAAATTTAGTTCAACAAGCAATTGCAGGATACGAAGAAGTATCCATTGCAGGAGGCGCACAAACAACAGCACTTGCAATGACGAATGCAACCATTTCAAATGCAAGAAACCAAGTTATTAAATTAACAGGTACAATTACGGGAAACCAAATTGTAACTATTCCTGATAGTATAGAAAAATCATACATTATTATTAATGGAACAACTGGATCTTTTACAGTTGAATTTAAAACAGTTTCTGGAACTGGTTATACTTTTGCAGCAGCTGAAAAAGAAACAAGAATTTTAATTTCTGACGGAACTAATGTTGTGGATGCAGGATTTTCTTCAGCAGCTATTGATGCTGTAGTCGAAGATACTACTCCTCAATTAGGTGGAAACTTAGATGTTAATGGAAATTCTATTGTTTCTGTTTCTAATGGAGATATTGCAATTACTCCTAATGGAACAGGAAAAGTTATATTGGATGGTTTAAATTATCCAACAGCAGACGGAACAACTGGACAAGCCTTAACGACAAATGGATCAGGCACATTATCATTTTCAGATGTATCCGTAGATCTTAGTGCAGTTGATGAATCTATTATACCAGACACAACAGATACTTATGATCTTGGTTCTTCATCTAAAGTTTGGGCTAACATTTATACTGGAGACTTAAATTTATCTAATGAAGCTAAAGAACAAGGTAATGATATTGATGGAACAAAAGGTTCTTGGACAATCCAAGAGGGTGCTGACGATCTTTACTTACTTAATAATAAATCAGGTAAAAAATATAAGTTTAAACTAGAGGAGATTTAACATGGCTTTTATCTCCAACGGCACAACCATCTTAGACAATGGTGTATTTGATGTATCATTAGGTGGATTAGTTTTATTATCAGAACAAACTGCATCAGGTTCGGCTTCTATATCCTTTACAAGTGGGATTGATAGCACCTATGATATTTATAAGTTTGAGTTTATTAATATTCACCCAGCTTCTGCTGAAGAATTTAAATTTAATTTAAGCACAGATGGTGGAAGTAATTATAATGTAACTAAAACAACAACTGTATTTGTAGCTTATCATTATGAAAATGATAGTTCTGCTGTATTAAGTTATGGAAGTTCTGCTGATTTAGCACAATCAACTGCTTATCAAACAATTGCTGGTCAAATTTCTACAGCTAACAGTAAAAATGCTTCAGGTAGTCTTTATTTATTTAACCCATCTAGCACTACCTTTGTTAAGCACTTTATATCAAATTCAAATGCTGGTGCTACAGATGGTGGTGGTGATTCAAGAAGTTTAGAATATTTCGTAGCTGGTTATGGTAATACTACCTCAGCTATAAATGCAATTCGTTTTCAAATGGCTAGTGGCAACATAGATGCTGGAACAATTAAAATGTATGGGATAAAAGGATCATAATATGGGAGTTATATCAAACGGAACAACTTTAATAGATAATGGTGCTTTAGATCCAGCAGTACCAACAGGATCACTTATTTTATTATCTACGCAAACAGCTAGTGGCAGCGCATCCATAAGTTTTACATCGGGAATAGACAGCACTTATGATGTTTATTGTTTTAAATATATAGAAATAAACCCAACAGTTGATGAAACTTCTTTTGAATTTAATTTAAGTACAGACGGTGGTTCTAATTATAATGTAACTAAAACCACAACTTATTTTAGAGCATTTCATAGAGAAGATGATTCAGAAATTTTTTTAAATTATTTAACAGCAAATGATTTAGCGCAATCTACAGCTTATCAAGATATAACTTTAACAGTAGGAAATGCTGCTGACGAAAATGCTTCTGGTACTCTTTATTTATATAATCCATCAAGTACAACTTATGTAAAGCATTTCATATCTGTATCTAACTCAACAAGATACTTTGATGCTTCACAAGAAACTTTTGTTGCTGGATATGGTAATACTACATCTGCTGTGAATGCAATTAGGTTTCAATTTGCTAGTGGTAATTTTGATGGAACAATTAAAATGTATGGAGTGAAATAATGGGACTCATATCTAACGGAACAACAATCTTTGACAACGGTGCGATGGCATCTGGTTTTATAGATGATATGGTATTTATCTCTAGTGCCACAGCTTCTTCATCAGCTAGTATAGAGTTTACATCTGGTATTGATAGCACATATAAGGAATATGTTTTCTATTTTGTGAATATTCACCCAGCTACTGATAAACAATATTTTACTTTTCAAGGCAGTACAGATAGTGGCAGCACTTATGCAACTACTGTTACTACTACAGATTTTGCTGCATATCACAGTGAAAGTGGTTCTGCTTCAGGATTAGGTTATGAATCAGGAGCTGACCAAGCACAAGGCACAGGACTTATAAAAATAAGTAATACTGTAGGTAATGGTGCTGATGAATGTTGTGTTGGATATTTACATTTATTTAATCCTAGTTCTACAACCTATGTTAAAAATTTTATTAATAGGTCACAAACATATCAAGGAGATAATTATTCTTTTGATGAATATAAGGCTGGGTATTTTAATACCACATCAGCTATTAATGCAATTAAGTTTCAATTTGCATCAGGAAACATAGATGATGGTAAGATATTGATGTTTGGGATTAACTAGACAAAGGATATAAAATATATATACTATAAGGAGAACATTATGCCACATAAATTAGTAAATGGAGTTCAGGTAGAACTAACACAAGAAGAAATAGCACAAAGACAAGCTGAAGAAGCCGCTTATGCTGCTGGTGCTTTTGATAGAGCTATGGCAGATTTAAGGTCTAAAAGAAATAGACTATTAGCTGCTACAGATTATACTGTACTTCAAGATAGCACATTTACAGATGCACAAGTTGCTGAATGGGTTATCTATAGACAAGCACTTAGAGATATTACGAATGGTTTAACGACAGTTGAACAAGTTGATGCTGTTACTTGGCCTGTAAAACCATCTTAATAGATTCACCATATTACTGTAATAAAATCTAGCACTGTTAGTGTACAGCTATTTTAATTAGTCTATAAATCAAAGAGTTTATATATTATAATACCTTTATGCCATTAAGTTTAATTAATATAAGACCAGGATTTAATAAACAAATCACAGATACAGCTGCCGAAGGACAGTATGTAGACGGTGATTTTGTACGTTTTCGTTCAGGATTACCTGAAAAAGTAGGGGGTTGGGAAAGAATTACAAATAATACCTTATGCGGGGTAGTTAGGGCTCAACATCAATGGACGGATTTAGATGGTAGAGTTTATGCATGTCTAGCGTCTTTACGAACATTAAATATTTATTATCAAGGTGCTTTTTATGATATTACTCCATTAGAAGCAGCTCAAACAGGAGCAACTTTTAATACAACTAATGGCTCCGCTGTGGTAACCGTAAACTTAACGGGACATTTATTACAACAAGGAGATTTATTTACCTTTACTTCCGTAACACCACCAACTGGTGCGGGATATACAGCGGGAAACTTTGAAGATCAAACATTTGAAGTTACTTCAAGACTGAGCGCAAATCAATTTACTATTACCATGTCAGCTAATGCGACAGCTGATAATACGGCTGATGGCGCAGCCACGGTAAATAGATATGTGTTAGTTGGTCCTATTGGACAAAGCGCAGGTTATGGATGGGGAACAGATTTATGGGGTGGAGAAAGTTCGTTAGAAACACCTTTAAACGGAGGAATTAATAATTCTGTTACAACAATTACTTTAACTAATACTACAGGCTTTCCAACATCGGGATCTGTTTTGATTGATTCTGAAATTATTGCTTATACAGGGGTTTCTGGTAATGATTTAACAGGGTGTACTAGAGGTTCTCAAAGTACAACTCCAGCGTCTCATTTAAATCAAGCTGCAGTAACTGCTCTTACAGGGTGGGGAGAAGCTTCATTAGCAGCTGGTACAGTAATTGACCCTGGTAATTGGTCATTAGATAACTTTGGGCAAATATTAATTGCAACTATTTTTAATGGTAAAACATTTACTTGGCAACCTATTCAAAATACACCTAATGCTTTAAACACAAGAGCAACAATCATGTCAGGTGCACCAACTAAATCTATTATGACGATAGTGTCCGATCAAGACAGACATTTAATTCATTTAGGAACAGAAACTACGATTGGAGATACAACTACACAAGATAAAATGTTTATTCGTTTTTCTAATCAAGAAGATTTTAATACTTATCAAC